TATATCCTTCATCTTCAAGGTATTTCAAGCTGGCAATAAAATCTGAGTATGTGTACTTCACAATCCCTCTGTAACATTTGGAGCCACAAACTGCACCGAATCTGCCTCATCCCTAGTGCTTGCGAGCAATCTTGCCTTATAATCGTGATAAGCGGATCGCAGGTTAGCAATAAACTCACGGCCTTGCTCGACCTCTAAATTAGTCAAAACGCCCAAAGCGGCGTTGCGTTGCCATACCTCATCATACCCAGCCTCGGTGATCTTGGCCGTCACAAGCTCACGGATGCGGGTTAGGTTTTCTTGATGGGCTTCTTCGATGGTGCGGGTGTCCTCAAAGAATGATGTTCCGTCTAGGTTGTGGTGGAGTGTTTTATGTCCCATATATTAGACGTATTGGAATGACATACATGGAAACATTGTGTTTGCTGGTGCTCCAACGGTAAATGTTTCGTGTGTTGTCTGGTTATATGTTGTAGCTGTATAATAAAATGTATATCTGCTTCCCTGTCCAGCCACTGAGTTTGAGCCAACAAAGCTTTCAAGAAATAAAGGTTGTGAGGACGTTCTTATTGTTACGTTTGTTTGTGTTTCTGCCGTCAATGAAAGATAATAAAAACCACGAACTATATTTGTTGCAGTAACAGAAACATCAATAATTGTGCTTGCCGTTGTTCCTGTTGATCCTGTTCCTCCTATTACATAAGTGGATGGTATTCCGTCCTCACCACATTCCCACATGGCAATATGACAATTAACGGCTGGGGTTCCTGCAGCTGAAACATAAAAGCTTAGTTTATCGACTTGCCCTGCTGATGGGACATAAACTGGCATAAAATTTCTAACTTTTGCCCCACTAAACCCAGCACCGTTATTTTGATATGGATTCCACATCCCTATATATGCTCCAGCTGCGGTGTTCTTATATTGAGGGAACAGCGGGATTTCTGCAAAAGAAGCATCGCTAAATAATCCTCTTGTGTTCTTTCCAGCCGCAGGAGCAGGAACTAACCCGCTTGCTCCTGTTACAGTTGTCGAGCTTCCAGTAAAATTGGAATAAGCCGTCCCCCCTCCTCCAAAAAAGCCGCTCATCTTTTACCCTTCGAGAATGGTGTAGGCCGCGCCTGTGGTGGCTCCCAGCCAGTAAACTGCGCCTGTGGGCACGAACGAATCAAACGTCAGCCCTGCTCCAGCCGTTAGCTGAATGCCTTGTGTGGTAGTGGGGGAAAAGCCAATACCAATCGTAACGGTTCCAGTTGATATATTTTGAGCGAGGAGATACTTGCGGGAGGTGTTAGTGACGGCGGTGGTAATCTGCGCCGTGTTCGCAGTAGTCACGGAGCCAAAGCGGGTGGTCAAAGCCCCTGATGGCTGTGCATAGATGGTGACTGCTCCGATGCGGTTTGTGGATGTGACGCAAGTGGCGTTAACGGATAAACCGCCTAGTCCCTGTATCGCATCCTGCCAATTTACGGCTACTGGGATAGTTGAGAAATTATTTATGCCTTCGGCTATTTGTGCCCCGACATCTATAAAATCAGTACTAGTTGTTAGCGATGGAAGTACCCCAACCGTCACCGTTCCAGAGATTGCTCCCATCGTGACAGATGGAGTGCCGAGGATGCTGACCGATCCTGTAACAGCACTGAAAGTAACAGGATTTGCAAAATTATAGTTTGCTTGATTTACAGAAAATATGCTGGCTGTTATACTGGTTCCTGCTGTTCCAGAAATTTTTGAAAATCTAAATTGTGAATTATAATTTGGTAAGAATTGAAAATATAATCCATTAGTATTTGAGAAGGTTGTTGAAGTTGTGAGGGAATTGAATTCATATACAGGAATAGTTACAACACCGACAAAGCTACTTCCTGTATCTGTTCCGTGTTGCAAAGAATATACATTGTTAGTACTACCAGCAAAACCACCATTAAAATAAATTGTTTGCCCTGTTGTTGCGTTTGAAAGCGAGAATGTAGGTGAATTTGATGCTGATGAAAATTGAAAAGAAGTTACGGCAGTAAAATTTAGGTCAGAATTATTTTTATTAACATTTACTGCACCAGTTACAACCGTACGGCCAGAGGTATCTACGCTGATAGCTCTTAGGTTGGTTCCATCCGATCCACCATACAGATTCCCATAGCTAGGAGCCGTTGCTCCAATCGTGGTTGCCGATGAAAGCGTGACATTGAGCCGAGCCGTCCCGCCGATGGTGGTGGTCGATAGCTGAACAGGAAGAGAGGAGATTGTGACGCTGTTTCCAATCGTGACACTAGAAATGCTGATGGGAACCGTCCCGCTAATGGATGCGGTGACAGAACCAATCTGTGCCGTCCCTGCTCCTATGGTGACTGCTCCAGAGATGGCGGGGAGAGAGGAGATGGTGACGGCACTTGCTATAATGTGATTAGGATAGTGCGCCCCACCAGAAATTGTAGTTGCTAGAGTGGTTGCGGATTGATTTCCGTCTAAAATGGGGAGTGCCATATAGCTATCCTCTGTGTCAAATTAAACCAAGATACTGAGAGTTCAGATAGTCGCTGAAGTCAAGGCTTCTTAGGTTTGTTGGGGATGTTGTGGATGGAGTGCATATAGCCGTGATAACAAGCCCTCTTTGCCAAGCTCTCTTAGCTATTTGTATAGTAGGAGTTTGTGAGGAAATCCTTGCCATGTAAGTCTTTAAATTAACAGAATGAGACTCGATTTGAGCCACCAAAGTTGTTGAATTGTCGTAAAGATGTGAGAAAATATTAAGATATTCAGCGTCAAAAGCATCTTTGCTTATCAATGCAGAGCTATTTGAATAATCCACGGATACCTGCATTTCATAAACACCGCTATATGGGGTCACAAGCTGACGAACTGGCTGTGCTGAAACAACCACATATGGGAAAAGCCTAGCTCCAATTCTGTTTGTGCCATAGCAATTTATATCAGTTGAATCATTTATCAATGATAAAACTGCGTGTTCTAGCTCGTAATCTGGAGATTGCGTAAGGCTCATATTAGTAAATAGCGTATTTTGTATTTAGATAGGCTTCGACTTGCTGGCGTTCTACTTCGCTTAGTTGCCTATTATACATTATAACCTCTGCATGATAACATTCTGCTGTACCTGCTCCATTTTCCCAATTTGGATGCCCACCTATTGAAATTCCATTCAGCCCACTTTCTCCGCTTTTTGTTCCAAGTAAAATTCCATTTTGATAAAATGATGATCCTTGTCCAAAATATGCAGAATTTAATTTCCAATCCGTAGAATTTTCATCTCCCTCATAAGTCCAATCATCAGCATAATACATTCTATTTGAATAACCACCATAAGAACCTATCAAAATATTTGTGTTGATGCTTGTAAAAACACGATTTCCAGACAAGAATTTTACAACATTAAAAAATGTATTCGCACCTTCTGTTGTAAATCCTGAATTATATAAATAGTCTGTTCCTCTAAAATAAATTGCGGGATACCCATTTATAAAGTTATTGACCAACATGGGCATATTTACTACATCGCTAACATTATTTCCATTCCCGCTTTGGTCTGCCCAAGCTGTTACATCTGAGCCATCAAGAGTTACTCCAGCATCAGATTTGAGCCACAAAGAAAGACCACTAATAGGTATCTGCGATTGAATTGTAGTCACTTTTACATCCATAAAAACATCCCTAGCCCAAGTTCGTGAAGTAGATATAATTCTTTGACCAACTCTTGTGATGTCTGCGATATAAAATTCTAAGTCATTTTGAGCCGAGGTCATCTGAGATGCTAAGTTTGGATTGGTATAAAAAGCCTGTTGAATGCTTGCGAACTTTTGATCGTAGGCTTGATCGCTTATTGTGTCTGCTCTTGCTACATAAGTGATCGTGCAGTTGAGGTCAAATACTCCTGTAAATGGAGCGATCTCTTCTGATTTAATTGAGGCTACTATTGAGACAAACGGAAGTAGCCGTCCAGAGGTGCGTTCCGATGTGTAGATGTTAACACCTGTAACCCCAGCCGTGGTTAAGGCTTGAGCAATAGCATTCTCAACATCTCTTTCAATGCTTGAGGTCATCCTGTAGTGATGTCTGCAACATCAATATTATAAGATACTCCGTCAGCCGAAATCGTCCATCTGGCAACCATGCGCTCCGCGCCTCCAATAGTGCAAAGAGATCCGATGGTAGGAGGAGCAGAAATAGTATTAGCTTTAACAATTAAAGTTTGTGTAATCGTATAAACCTCTCCACCAACTTCAAGCTCAGAGGCAAAGGAAAGGTCTGTAACTGAGGCAGATACGGCATTTGTAGCCAGTCCTGTAACCACTGTGTACATATCAGAGATTATCTCGGATAGGTCAGTTCCAAAAATAGTGGTATCCAAGCGTCCAGCCATATTACACATATAGCTATGTCAATTTTTGCCCTACAACCCCCCTATTTAATACATAAGACGCTTTTAAACGCCATTTACGGACGATTTTGATGCCTTTAAAGACGAATTATATTTGCACCTAGAGTGTAATCGTCCTGTTCGTTGCCTGTAGGTATAAGGTCATAGGAGTACCTAACCGCACTAGCGATTGCAGAGGGTGACGAGTTTATGCCCAAAAAGTTTCTAGCCTTTTGGATCAAAAATGGCATATAAACAACCGAACTACAGCTAATAGCCTTAAGGCCATTAATATCTATTTCTGGAGGACACAAAACAACCAAATGATCCTTGCCGTACATCTCAACCGCTTTTTTAATCACCCTTATCGGATCATGCCTTACGATTTGACTTATCCCAAAAGGGGCAACTAGATCATATAAGCCCATGTCTGGAGCAAGCCAGATATTGTCTAAAACTATTCGTTTATCAACTGCTTCTGGAAAGTCTTCACCAAATACAAATTCCTCCCATCGTTTTCCGCTTTTCCTGTAATCATCGTAAAGCAACGGCCATATTTGCCTATTAAATACATAATCAAACTTTTTATAAGGATCGGTAATTTTCTTATGCTTTACATAGGTAGTGCATTTTAAAATATCCGCATACTCATCCTTGCACTCAAAAAATACATCGTCTCCTCTGTCTGCAAGTAACTTTGCCAATGGCAACATTCGAAGGACATCTCCAAGCCTTTCGTGATATTGTATGAGAATTCTCATCCAGCAAAGTATTCGGTGACTTTATGTTCCAGTGCTTTTTCGTCTTTCAGTAGCTGAATTTTTCTTCCTTTTGCCTGTGACTTCATGGCTAGATCAGCGTTGCTTTTTGTATAGGTATCGGTTTCCTCGTTGTCCATGCTTCCACGAAGTCGTGCTGGCACTCCACAGCCTGTGCAAAAATGCTTAATTTGACCGCTGAAATCTTTGATTGGTCTTTTCCACCATCCCTCTACAACTGGATGTCCGTTGTCGGTTCCCCTAGCCAGATCAAACGATGCGGCCACCTCGCAAAAATAAGCCCTTAATTCGCCTTTGTTTTGCACTATGGATGCAGACCATTCCCTATTAACATCGCAACCAGAAATCTTTTCCCACATATCTTTTTCTGGATATAGGTCTTTTATTGCAGTAAGAAGGGGTGCGTGATGTGAATTTCCAGTGTAGTACCCTCCGTTAAACCCACGCTGATTGACCATTACATTGTGAAGGTCTTTAAGCTTTTCATTTGCTCTTTCCTCGTTATGAGGGTTAAGATTTAAGCCACCGAATGTATTTTCAATTATCTCACGATGCTTGAAATAATTGTTTGTCCAAAGACCCCGCTGGAACTGGTTTGGGATCTCTTCTACAAAGATCTGGCAAAGCTCTTCAAACCTTGTATGAACGCAAGGATTCCCTCCGATCATGGCAATAATCCCTTTGAAGTCTTTCAAGCTACGAAGTGCCAAGCGAAAGTTCTCTGGAGTCATCTCCCATAGCGAGTCTTGATTCTTCAGAAGCCTTGTGCAGTTTGAGCAAGCCAAATCACACTTGTTGGTAACATCCACACAGATAATCTGCATATGCTCTGGTGAACGCATCTTCCCAATCGCAATATCAGCGTATGATTGATTCTCAAGATTTTCTGCTACTTGTTCCATAATAAAGTCCTTTTCAAATATATGTTTGTCTCTTGCTATATTTTTCTGCTTTTCTGCAATTTCATCGATGGATAGCCGATGGATAAAGTAAGTCAAGCTAAACAAATGACGCTCTTCAACCACATAACAATACTTGCTCCAATCAATTTTATCACCGAATGGAAGAACATATTCGTCCGACAAAAGGATGGGTATTGACCCATTTAGCAAAGCCTCAATAAATCGAAACGACCATCTACCATACCCAGCGGGACATAGGGTGAACACTGATCTTGCCATTAAATCGTGATAGGTGATTCCCCAAAGTTTTTGTGCGACCTCATCCGTAGATCCAATAACTATTTTATCGCTTTCAAATCGCCTCTTAAAATCAAGTAATCTGCCCCCACGAATATGCTCTTGCGGAAGATGAAGATGCTTCATTCCACCCATAAATGATAGTAGAATATCCCTTTCAGCATTTTGCTGTTTTACTGGCTTAATTTGATACGGAGGGATTGCTATATCTTGCCTGTGAAGCGTAGCCAAAGACTCAAGCACAATCAGGGCAAACCGATCATCCATCCATTTGTATTTCTTGTCGTAGGCACGAAGCGGATTTGCCTCATGCGTCATCTCATATTTCGATTCCTCCCTTTGCCCAACATCCCCAGTTGAAACAAGGATATGATTGCCCCTGTGAAGATAAGCACAATGATTGATCAATAGCTCTGGATCGACATTCGCAAACTGCAATCCAGCCATGAAGATAGGCACAAAAAAGAAATTTGCATCTTCTGGATTTTTTGTTTCGTGCTTTTTAAAAAAGTTGTAAAAATCAACAAGATATTGAAGGTGAGGATAAAGCCTGTTTAGTTCCGCATAAAACAAGTTTTTCTTCCAGATCTCATTTGATAGAATGAGATCGTGGTAGATAAAGATCTTCACTCTTTAAATCCAATTACTGAAAATGACCAATATAAATCTCTCTCGCTACTTATAACATTTACAAATCCAATGTCTTTCAATGTCTTGATTATGTCTTTTGGGTAAAAAATATGCTTATGCTTACGGTTATTTTGAGGCAACCAATACTCCATATCTGGGTGAGGCAAGTATAAAAATAGTGTGCCATTTGAGCGTAAATGATCTTTCCAGCAAAGCAGGGCATCAATGTAGTTTTCCGTATGTTCTAACGTGTGAGAACTAAAAATAAAATCATACTTTTCGCTTGGAAGATTTGTTGCATGATAGCCGTCATCTTTGTCTATGTTTATACTCCTTGTGTTTGGAAGGCTCCATTCGCTAGTTCCACCTATATCTAGTCCATTACCAACACAGAATTGCTTTGCAAATTCCTGTATATAGGAACACGCATTTCCATTTTTTATATATGAAGGATATATTTTATCTTTATAGGAAAAAATCATTTTTGATTCCGTTCCTCAAAAATCTTCTTTCCAAGCTCATAATTAGCCATTGAATTGTGCGTTCTGAACACGGCATCTTTTTCTGCACCAGTAAAGAAAGGATTTTGATGAGTAAATACCAAGTCTCTAGCATCTACTTGAATTTCCTTGGTTCTTTTTGTAAATTCGTTGTCTGCGTATATTCCAGAACATTGAGCGTATTCTGGTGCGTAGAAGTTTCCTCCAAGATATTCTAGCGTAGGCTTGGTCATAATTCCTATACAAAGAAGATCGTCAGTTCTGTGTCCGTCCGATACGGCTAGAACTGCTGGCTTGGTAGGATCTGGGAGTCTTTTTCTAATCTCGTTATCCCATCCGACAGGAGGAATAAAATCATCCGATAGCTGAACAATATATTTCCCCTTTGCCTGTTTCATTGTTTCGTTCCAAGCACCCACGCACTTTCCGTTTGGAGTAACAATCTTTTCAAATCCCCTGTATTTATCATGGTCAATATCCACCCCTAAAAGATGTTGAATCTTGTTTGGTTGGCTTGCCATCGAATACCACGACCATCTTGCCTGATGAAATTTCTCTGGTCTTGCGGTTGCATGACATAGCGTAATGTCGGTTTCTCCAAAGTTTTTTGTCTTATCATTTTCAAGGAACTTTACCAGATCATCCATTCCCAATGCCCTAGCGCACCGCATATAAAGGTCTGGAGCCTCGAAATCGTAAATATGTTTTTTGGTTGTCCAATAAGTCATGCTTGGTAGATGTATGGAGCAAGCCGACTTAGCCAATGCCAATGCCTCAGCATAGTGCTTTCGATTAAAGTAATCTTCCGCTATGTAAAACAAAGCTTCAATCCGTTGTGGTTGAAGTGCGTATGCCTTAAAAAGCTCCTCCCTCTTGGCTACTGGATCTTCAAGCGATCTTCCAATAATTGTATGGCATTGAACCCGCAAAATTAAATCTAGCTTGGGGTCTGCGAGTGCCTGTTTTGCCCATAAAATTGCATCATTATATTGACCCGAAAGAAAGTGCTCCTCTGCCTTGTAAAACTCGTAAAGCCATGATTCTTTTGTGACTTGATCTAAGATTATGTGATTACGCTCAACGCTCGATTTTTTATGACCGATGGGGGCATGAATAATCAAACCACCATGCGTTCCGATTGCCTTGGCTTCTGCTTTTATTGGCTTTAATTGTTCGTGAACTGCATACTTCCACCGAAACGCACCTTTTCTTGTTATCCTTTCACGCACTGGACAAAGGCCAGCAGCGGGTACTTCATACCCAGCAAAAATGCAATCTTGATCCGTGATTTTTGATCCTATCTCAAAAAACACTTTCTCTGCTCCCTCAATCAGAAGGTCATCTGCATCAAACCACATGGCAAAGTCGCTTGTACAGGCATTTAAAGCGCAATTTCTGGCATTTGCGAAGCTATCCAGATAATCCCAATCCGATGCCTCATCAGCATTCCTATAAACCACAACTTTTGCTCCATACTTTTTTGCAACTTCCTCAAGAATTGGCAATCCTTCATCGGTATGCTTTCCCATCGCAGAACAAAGCACAATCTCATCTGGCTTGAGACGCTTAAAAGATTCTAAGGCTCTAGCAATATATTTAGATGTACACTCTCTTGAGACGATGGCGTAAAGCGAAAAAGTGAATGGGAATTTGTCCATTCCGAAAAACTAGAAGCCTGATTTTATTTGGCAAGCAAAAAGAAAAGGGGGGACAAGACTTTCATCTCATCCCCCCTTCTCCAGAGGAACAACCAACCAACAATTACGAAGCGGAGTAGTTCGTAGTGATCAACTGCATCGCAGTGCTGTCGATGACCTTGACCACACGATTCGAGCGAACTCGCAGAATGTTCGACCTGCGACCTTCATCACGATAGCTTTCGGCAACGAAAGGAGCCGAAGCATCTTCGCTCCAGATAATCGTCCGACCTGCGCCACCAGAGGCGAAATCGCCACCAGCAACATATCCCACCGCAACATAGGTTGTGGGGAAGATGAACGCACCGCTGAAGGATTGACCCTTCGCCGCACTATTCTTGGCCGCTTTGCCGACATAGACTTTCTCAACACCAGCCGCTTGAGCGATTTCAACTTCCGACAACAGACGGCGGGAGTCAGTCGCAACCACACCGAAGAACTGATTCTGGGTGAGGGGGCTACGGCGCACGAGGTCAAACACCTCTTGGTTCATCACAACGCAGTTAGCGATCACGCCCTGCTTGAGCAACCGCTGTTTGGCGGCGGCTACGTCAGCCACGAAATTAACCGTGGAGAGCGAGCTAACAGTGTAGTTAACCAGAGCGTTAGTAGCAGTGAAGGTTCCGCTGTCGAACAAAGTCGAAGCGACTTCAGCTTCATGGCCGATCTGGATGTTGCGTAGAAGGATCTTCGCAGTCTCAGTCTCCAATCCGAAGAAGCGGGACACATCGGAGGCCAACGCATCTGGAACAACTTCCTCAAGTCCGAATTCCACGCAAGTGAAATTATCATTATCGAATGCACGGCTGGAGCGAGGGTAGGCCGAACCGGGGGCCACCTTGGAAGCATCGCTGTTCAGAAGTTCAGCGTTCCCAAGCTGAAGCTTGAGGTACTGACCCGCACGAACAGGGCTGTTGTAGATGGGGAACACATCGGTTCCGATGAATCCCTGATCCATTTGCGACCCTTGGATAAGAGCCGTGGTAATATCGCCACGCAGAGTGGCGTTTGAGGTTAGATAAGACATTTTTTTCTTTTCCTTTCTTTAGCGGGTGATGAAGACTTCGATGACATCGGCAGTAACACCTTGGTTACGAGCAACGCCAAGAACAACCGTGCCAGCAGTGCTGGAACGGCCATTTGCGCCTACATAAAGAGTGTCAGCCGCCGAAACAGTGGTTCCACCAAAAATGGTGAAATTCGATGGGTTCCAGAGCTTAACGAAGCCCACAGATCCGCTAACCACATCCTGTTGAAGAACTCCGATTGATTTACCAGCAGTGGCACAAGCCTGTGCTGTGTTATCGGTTGAAGTCATGCTGACGATGCTGTTCGCCGTCACCGTGGAGGCGAAAAGCAACGAAGCAAATCCAGAATCTAATTGAGTTGCCATAGTTTTGTTACCTTTCTATTTAGAAGCTTTTGAAGCCACCAGCGGAAAGCTCTTTCCGATATTGTTCAGTGTATTTTTCGATGCAAAGGCGAAGAGCTTCACCCTTGGAGATGTTGTTTGCTTTCATCTCAAAATTTACCAGTTCCGCAAAACTTTCAGCTTTTTTCTGCTCAGTGGCGGGAGCCGAAGGAGCGATAGGAGCCGACACCATCTTGGAGAGTTCGGTTTTGATTTCATTCAAAACGCCAGAAAGTTCCGTCTTGGCTTCATCGTTAGCCGACATTTCCTTTGCAGGAATCGTAGCTTTGGATTCATCCTTGGCGGCGATATTTTCGGGAAGGTTTTCGACCACATCCACAGGAGTCAGTTTAGCTTCCAGAGCCGAAAGGCGGGTAGCGAATTCTGCCATCTGTTTGCCGAGGTCTTCCATGTTATAAGAAGCGGTAGGCTTCTTGTCGGCGGTATCAGCAGTGTTTTCCATATTACTGAGATTCGTCTTGTCAACTACTACACAACCAGAATCCGCTGAAAAAAGTCCTTGGGGATTCGCCGCTGGGTGTTGAACTAGGTCTGCCGAGTACAATTCTTGGCATCGTGCCAGATCGAAATTCGATCCATTCACTTCCGAATCACCACTGAACGAAATCGAAATCCCAAACGCATCTGGGATCTCGGAGGCCAAGTCCATGTAGTATTTAGCTCTGTCTTGGCGACTCTTGAGAAAAGTAAGATCAGCTAACAGCTTGTTCCCGCTTTCATCAATTCGGAAATTGGTGAGTTTGCCGATAATATCAGCAATTCCAGCACCATGATTTTCATTCACCTTAACCCCACCCTTGAACTGCTCTGCACATTTCTTAACCTGCTCAAGTGTGGTTTTATCGATTTCTAGGCGATGACCCTTTGCCATGCCTGTAGTCAAAACTGAAACTCCGTTAATCGTCATATCTCCACCCTCTTCGTAGTTATATTTCTTTGCGCCCTGCCCTTGAATAACTGCCGTAGGAATGGTTCCTCTGGGTGCTCCACCATTTCCAGTTGCACCGCCACCAGTCGCATAAGCCATTTCCTCTTCATCGTCATCCTCAGAAGTGGATTTTCCGATTGCTGGCTCGATGTCCGTTGCATCGCTACCAGATTCGGAAACGCTGTCCATTTCTTCATTGTCGTAGATTTCCGAAGCGATTTCGGCACGATCCGAAGAGTCTGGAAAGAGTCCGATCATATTCTCGTCAGCCACGAAGCGACCAAGGAATTCGGCGAAGCTTTCATCGGGATTAGGGGTAAGAATGCTGTTATCAGCCTCTAGGTTTGACTTCTTCTGCTTCTTTTTAGTCTCACGAAAGATGCTTGCTCCGACTGCGTAACGCTGTTTATTGTCTTTATAATCCTTTACAGCGGTAGGGTTTCCCATGAATTTAGACATGAAATCAGCGAGTTTCTCGCCTTTTTTAGGTGTGGGTAGGGGCATACCTCATCAAAAAGTGTCAACTACTATATGTGTAGTATCTTGACAGATTGCATAGCTTATGCCCCTTTCCCTTAATCACCTATTATCCTTGGATTGGAAGACATGGGTGTGCAGAAATAATCCAGCAGATGCAAGTCCTGTAAGTATTTTTGCTTTTAGCGATAATGTAACGACTCAAAATAAAACACTTTGGGATGGGCTTCCTGTTGTCTGGCAACATCCAACAACTGCAACTACTCTTTCAATTGTAACTACAGCTACTACTGCGGATACAGGCGGTAAGATTTTGATAAGTGGTCTTGACTCAAATTGGGATGCAATTACAGAATCTGTCACTCTGAATGGTGTCACTCCTGTTGTTACTACAAATTCATTTATTAGAGTAAATGGATTGTCGATGACCGCACCAGCCAGCGGTAGAAATTCAAATGTGGGAACGATTACAGCAAAACAAAACTCTGTTACTTTTGCACAGATCAATCCTGCTGTTGGAAAGACGCAAGCTGGTATATATTCAGTACCAAATGGATATACTTTATTTGTTTATTCTGTGGATTGTTATAGCGGTGATGCTGGGAGCGGGACAAACTATGTCACATTTAATGTTTCCGTTACTCCAAATGCATCTCCTGCGCCAGTAACTTTTGATCTTCTTCAGACAACTTGGCTTGGTAACTTTTCAGTTCAAAGGATTGTTCCCCAAATTCAATACCAGAAAACAGATATTGAGTGGCAGTTTAAAGTAAATAGTGGAACACAGAGCGTCAGCCTTATCGTGCAGGGAATGTTGCTGAAGAATCCAGACTAGAAAAGCTTGAATACAAAGTGCATCACCAGCATATAAAAGAAGCTGGCTAGAATCCACCCTATACAGATGTATTTTAGATCCCGATAGTTCATGGATTTACTTCCGCAAGTTCAGCAAGCTTACCCTCGATTCGACTTTTGACCTGCACGATTGCGCCGTACTCGGTATCGCATTCGACCCGATGAGGCCAGACTTGCCTACCATCTCGACCCAGCAATACCCAGATATTCTCATCCACCTCGATTGCCCTATCGCATTTTAAGACAGCCTTGAGATCATCTGGTAGATTTATGGTGATCGTGTTCATGTGGCCTCCTTATACTGGCAATAAGCTTGCGATCTTCTGCTCAAGCGTTGTTTCCGCTACTGCCGTGCAACTGCAACTCTTGGGATCGACCTCGAATACCCGATAGAGTACTTCAATCACCTTGTAATAGCCAGCCTTTGCCTTGGTTGGCTTATCGCCTGTGATTGCCCACAGCAGATATTGACGGACATTACTGTTCTGGGAACCGTACAACTGGAATATTCTGGACGGCAGAATACCAAGTTGATTGATTGCTTTCAATGCTCTCTCTTGTTTGCTGTTCATGGTTATGTTCCTTTCTGGGTTTCGGGTTGCTTACCAAAAGTTCGATAGGAGTTTTTCCTCTTCCTCCTTGCTTGCAATATGGAAGCTGTCCTTATCGACTTGATCCACAAGTTTTGGATCTTCTTTTAGCCACCTATTGCGAGCGTTTTTATAGGCATCCCTACGGTTGATGCCAGACGCAGTGTTCCATCCACCATCCTTAAAGAAGTAGGTGTAGCTTTTAATTTTTTTAACTTGGTTGTTCATTGTTATATTCCTTTCTGGTTAAACCGCCAATTGCAGATTCCGATCCTCGATGTATTTGACGAAGTGAGCGATGGTCTGATCGTAGTTTTTAGAGGCCAACTCATCCAGCACACTCTGACTGAATCGTTTCGCTGTCTTGATGAATTGCTTCACACCGTTGAAAGCCACATAGCTTTCGACTACATACCCGACCTCCTGCCGTTGCTCGACTGCCTTTACCGACAAGTAGTAGCCACGCTCTTCTCTTTTGTAGTTGAAGTAATTCAACCCGCCCTTGCTGTAGAACAGATTGATTTTGTAGAAGTGATTTGGTTTTCCCTCAATCGGGATTTCTTTGATGGTTTTTGTTTGGTTGTTCATGGTTTCTGGTTCCTTTCTTTGTTGGCCTTACTCTACTACATTCAAAGCTGGTTGGCAAGCATTATTTTCGGTCTTGAGAATAAACTCCCATGCGTCCGTGATCCGCTGGCGGGGAGTGTTGCGGATATTGTCGAGGATGATTCCATCGACTACCGCAAAGGCATGACCGCTACGGCGACAATAGAATTTACCAGTTGGATGATTTTTTATGAATTCACCAATTGTTACTGGGGCTGAAACAAGATTCAGATCCTTGCCCCTTCCAATGATTCTGGAAAATAAGATACCGCTTTTCTGGGCTTGATCCAAAAGCGTCTGGCAGTGGAACCCCCGCCGTCTCTGCCGTCCTGCATCCTTGCCGATTTTATGAGCCACGCCGTATTCGATGCTGGCAGTCAAAGCCAAGGCACGAATGGTGCAATCACGATATTCTTTCAATCGTGTTTTGCTCAACCCGCCATCGGTTTTGACTTGAGGAACTCCATGCTTGTTTCCGACTGGGTAACTTTTTCCGTCAATCTGGATTCTGGTTTGTTCATTTGTCATGGTGGTACTCTACATCATTCCAACCCGCTTGGCAAGCATTATTTAATCTTTTTTTACCCCCCTAAAATTATTTTATTTTTTTGTTGACTCCGAAGCCGTTTCGTAGTACACTCCTCCCATGATCAAAAACATCCAAGACATCAAACGGCTGAAGCCCTCGGAAATCCGCAAGCTATCGAAGGACGAGCTATCGGTGATTGTTCCCCTGCTCCGAGCCGAATATCAGAAAGCAAAAAATGGTTTAAATTGGCTGGTTATAAATAATCTTTATACGGCGGCTTTCAATAGCTTAGAAAAGTATGCCAAGGAGGAACGCAAGGCTCTTCGTGAATCCAAGAAAAATTCCAAGGAGGTTGAGCAGAAGCGGATCGAGGGTCTTGCTTCCACCCTTCGCAAGCTTTTGGTTCCTGTTGAAAAAGCCTTGGCTGAATCCATTATTAAAAATGATAATGAACGCCTTGTTAAACAAGACGAGTTCTTTAAGTCTCTTCCTTCTCCATATTTGTTCCGTTTTGTTTCTCGCTTTTCGGACAAAAAAGACGAGATTGAATATTCGGAATTTAGGCAGACATATGGCCGTTTCTGGAACTTCGAAACTCTTAAAGATGATTATCGTCCTAACGCTCCTAAAAAGGCAGTTAAGAAAAATAACCTTACTGAAAAGATTGAAAAAGACGCAAGGGATTATGCCAAATCTGCCTGTGATTCCTTTGCTTGCAAAATCGTCCAGAAAACCGAGGAAGAGATCGCCAGTCGCAAGTCCTATGAAAAAATCGTTTCCACAACTTACAGGGGCAACATCAACCCTTGGGATGGCGGTCAAGTGATCGTGGCTACGACCAAGGGCGAATATGTTTGGAACACCAAGGTGATTCTAAATTTCTCGAAGCACGGACTCCCCTTCAACCAGTGGCCGACTCGGTTGGCTTAACTGCCAAGACGATCATAGGCTCCAGAGCCGAGAACGGAGTCGATAAACGCCTTCGTCTCCTCTGGCGTCTGCTTTAATGCTTCATTGATCCGATCCATCGAATCATCATCAGCCTTCTTCCAATCTTTGCCAAGATCATTCAAAGATTTTTCCATAAGTCTCCTTTACTGGTGCTTCGCCCTTCGACCTCGATACATTCCCATCTACTTGATAGCCTATATCAATAAGATTCTCTTTGGTCAATTTATTCCAAGTGTTTCTGGCTTTTTCGGCGGCTCCCTTAATATAACTAGGTGGAACCCAGCGTCCGTTAGGCTTATTGAACCTCTGCGATGCCCTGCCTAGAGCCGTTTTGTCGTCCACATCGATATGCACCACTCCAACTGTGTACCCAAGTGCCTTCAGATTTTTAGCCATTTCAGACACCTTTGTTGAATTCTGACCAGTAATATCAATGAGCATATTATGGCGTTCTTGTGTTGCCCTTGGCATGATCATCTTTTCTGCGATAATGGCTGATTCGTCATGGAAAGCTCCAGCGTTCCAGCCTTGGAATCCGTGAGACTTTGCTTTGATCGAGTCTGGATCGATGGTAGTCACCTGTTGACCGCCCAGAATCTTGTTTGCGAATGGACGACCAGTCGTTGTCTTCCCGCTGGCTGGAGATCCCATAAGGATAACCGCAACTGGATTTTCTGATTTTGCGTTTGGATTCAATCCTTCTTTCACCTGTTGGTTAATCCATTCCCTGTGATGAGGAGTTGGATTTCGCAAGGTTTCAACAATATCCTTGCTCTGTTTATATCTGGAAGGATCTCGGAGTGACCATCTGGTAACGCTTGCGTCATCAAATGATATGCCCTCTCGATCTGCTGTTTGTTGCCGTAGCTTATTCATATCGGAGATGGCTTTTCTGGCTTTTGGCTCGTTCTCAAGCCGTTTCACCATTGAATCGACATCTTCGTTTTCGCTTGGTTCGCTTGTTTCGGAAACTTGTTTTGCTCTACCCGATGCCTTGGATGACTTAACTCCTCCACCACCCCCAGCCCATCTGCCTTTTTCATCCCTTGGCTGATTCGGGTCATAGAATTCAATCTTCTCTCCGTTGTATTGAAATACGAATGACTCGACTGCAACGGCATCGTCAAACTGGAATCCCTCGGAGCCGTCATCTGGTAGTTGAATGACGATGGGTACATATATCAACTGGCTTCCCTCTGCCAATTCTTTTGTCGCTAGGGGCGATGGTTTGGGGCCGTTCTCATAGACATATTTCCTAATCGAATCGACATCGAAGATCTGCATTTTCTTGATAGCACTTGGGGCAACTCCACCATTTTTTGTAAAGATTTTTGATACAGCCGCCAAGCCAGTCTTGCCCATCTTTTGAGCCTTAGTTGTTGGGATATTATCGGCAACGCTCTTGAAGCCTTCCGCTAGAACGCTGATAATTCCAATAAGCTGTTTGCCTCCGATTTTTGGAGCAGTACCAGAACGCAATACGCCGTATTCCATGGCTAGATCCAAACTGTCCGTGCTGTACACCTTGCCACCACCCCAAACGCCACTTTTAGAGGGTTTTAGGCCATCTTTTCGTATGGTTTTAAGCACATCTGCCGATGTTCCGTGATAAAGAGTAGTAGCTTCTCCAGTCTTCTTGCTCGCCTCCGCTGGATTGTCTTGCGCCCACCTTGGTGTAGGTGTGGCTCCTTGAGCTATTCCACCCCCACCAGTCCACTTCCCAGACTTATCCCTTTGCTGACTTGGATCGTAGAATTCTATCGCTTGATAGCTCCTGTAATAATTACGCCCTCCCCTTCGTTGTAATCCGAGATGAACTCGATTCGGGAAAGATCGCTCGTAGTTGTCAATGATTCCTTTGTAGGCTTTTTTACCTGCAATTCTTGTGTCTCCTCCGATGAATTCTCCAACGCCTCTGACTGCTTCTGATTTTCCATTTATTGCTCCTAGAAATTTGGCAACATTAGCCGTCAACTGCGATCCTTTGTCGAGGATTGTTACGCTAGTCTTAGCTCTGTCACCTACCATTGTTCTAAAACTGATTCCGTTATCGGACAACATTTTTCTGACTTGATCCATAGGCTTGTCTGCCGAGATCTTATGCAGAATGTCGGGGCCATCCTTCTTTTTCTGGAAAGCCACGACTGCTTTTTGATTCAACATGGCTCCCAATTTGGATGCCGTGTATTCAAGTTGATTAAAGTCCTTTACTCCCTTAACATCGATTTTAATGGAATTTTCTGCACCATCCTCCCAGTCTCCAACGCCAGATTCAATTTTACCATCCATTCCCTGCTTTTTGATAACATCTTTTGCTATGCTTACGGCTCTGGCGTGTTCTGACGAATCGGTCATTTTCTTCGCCTCTTCGTAGTTCATGTTCTCTTTGATGTTTGGAGAGACTAGGATTTCACCACCCTTGCCGCCGCCCGAAGTCCATTTGCCAGATTGATCTCTCTCTTGGTTTGGATCGTATGCAAAAGTAGCGACCTCGAATATCCGTTTCCCCTCGATTTCCTCACGAATCGCAACGGCAATATTATCTGCTAAATAGTCTGCCACATCGTTCATGTCTGGATCTTTTTCGAGCATTACAACATTACCCTGTGCCGACATGGGGCGAATTCCAATTCCTTTACGGACGATATTTGATACCTGTCTCCCGCCCTCGATTTTATTGTACTCGGCTACTGCGCCTCTTACGAATCCTTTAAAGGCAGATTGGCTTGCAATAACGGCTCCTAGTTCTGGATTGATCAGTGTTCCAATAAGAATTCTGTACCTATCTCCATGTGCGCTTTTAATTGCTTCGATAGCACCTTTAGAGCCAACGCTCATTACCCTAGCCACGCCATGCAAGAATCTCTGACCACTATCGCTGGAAAGCCAATTTTTGATCTGATAGGCTTTAGAAGCCCCATATTGACCAGCAACCCTAGCTCCATTGGCAATAGCAACAACGCCCTTTATAGCCCCTTTTACGCTCGATTTTGCCATATCTAGGGATGGATTTTCCTTTTGAGCCTTCTCAATAAGTTTGCCCTTGAACCCACCGCCACCATCACTCCACCTTCCAGATTCATCTCTAGCCTGTGAAGGATCGTAAAGAAGTGTGGCTCCCTGTTCCTTTAGTGACAATAAATCGGCTTTTAGCTGTTCTAGGTTGGTCTTGTCAGTAATCGGGCCACCCACAATCCAAGCATCGCAAGTTCTAAGTGAAGCGCATTTAAAATCAAATATTTCGCAATAGCCCAGATCCCCAGCTTGCTCGACTTCCTGTGCGTCTGTTCCAATCCCTTTGCTGATGCAGTCTATAAGCTTGCTTGTTTGATTGAATCCAGCGCAATTACCGCAACGCATCGTCTTGGCTTCTTTAACCGAACCACCGAAGATTTTAGCCTTCGCTGTCCAGTATTCTTCATTCGGCTCCTTGGGATTTGCGGGGCCGTAGTGTGCTACATCAATAGCCTTTTGGCGATTGGCGAGATTGGTTTTGATGTCCTGTGTGGGAAGTGGACACTTACTCTCAGCCATTATTTGCTCCGTAGTTTGTCTAGTTGAGCTACAATCTTTTCAGCCCTGCGTAGTCCCGCATCGCCACCCCAGCCGTTGTAGGCTTGCCATCCCTTGCCGTGTTCGTTCCATGTGGAACCCTTCTTGTCCACCTCATGCCGTGATAGAAAGCTGTAGATTCTACGCCAAGTGCGAGGAGATAGCCGTTTCTTTCCAATAATGTCCCTAGCTCTTGCGATTCCTACCTGCGTCATTCCACGCTGGCTGGCTGGCTTTTCAGCCCTTACTCGCAAAGCAGACTTGGCCGCTTCGACCATGCCCTCAGAGGGAGTAAGATCGATGTCATCAATCGACTGCATTTCGATGGCATCCAGAATCATTTCTGCATCTTGAGTAGTAAATTGCTTGGATGGATTCGTCCGTCTGGCTCTTGGGATAAAATCGTCATTCAGATATTGTGGAGAAGCCTTGACTTCCTCTTGTTTTGGTTGTTCGACTGGAGCCTGTTCCGCTTCTGGTGCGGGTGCTGGCATAGGGAATGATGGCTGTGATGGCTTGAAAGCCTCTGAAATTGATTCGATTGGAACATCCATTTCCTTTGATAAATCCTTGGCAAGCTTTACTTCATAAGCCCTTTGCCGAAGTGCTTCCTCGTAGTCCTCTCCTTTTACTCCGTATGCCTCTGCCGCCGTCATCAGACCTGCCTTAAATAAGCTGATATTAGCCTGTGAATCACGCCCGACATCAATGGTAGAATCCGATGGATAGATCCATTTTCCGTTTGTGAAATTCTTAATCGGTGGGATTTTGCCTCTAGCGATTCCGTCTGCCAACACAACATTCTTGACTCTATCAAAGAAGCGATCCTCGAAGATCGTCTGCCATCTTTTAAAAGTCCGTGAGGCAAGAGCCATTTCAAGCCTAACTGTGGGGCCACCCAACTTGGATAGATCATAGCAGAATCCAAAAGGAAGATTGAAAGCCAAGGCAATCATGTGAACGATTAAATCGACATATCCTTGGAAAGCCGAGGATGGGCGGTTGCTCTCGAACATCTTCATTTCAGATCCAGTGGGGATGTAGTTCACCTGACCTCTCTGCATATTTTCCAGATTGATCGTATTGCCGTAAGAATCAGTTTGCGCTTGGTTAAAGTAGGATGCGGGATCGTCCGAAGATCCAGTAGCATTCGAGATCGTCATAATGCGAAACGCCGCATTCTTTACGGCGAGGTTTTCGGCATCCATCGTTTCGGCTAAGTCCTTGCAATAGTTCACAACCGAAGCGAGATGGCTACGCCCACGAACCTCGTCCAGTCGAAGGGGATCATAGATCAATAGGAAACTTTGTGCGGGAATATCCTGTGCGTCTGTATAGAAATTGCCTTGAGTGCGCCGATAAACTTTGTAGGCAACGGTGCGACCATATTCATCAAATTTCAGTCCAGCGATATATTCCTGTGAAGAAGTGGGATTATCAAAAGCTCCTCCAATACGATCTGCCTCTACCGCTTGAAGTCTGATGTCGCTGTTCGGATCTACTTGTCCATCGATGGAGCGTTCCCTAGTAATCACGAATCCCACATCTCCGTCCCGAAGAACTGAGCGAAGGGCAAGATGAGACAAGGCTTGAAAAGTGTGTCGTCCGAAGAAATCACAACGCTTGCACCAAGCATTCCAGTAATCCTCATAAGCTTGATCGACTTGCCTATCCCCAGTGCGGGACATATAGCGAAAATTTCCGAGGGCATACTGCGAGAATTTGAGCAGAATAGAGCGAACAATAGGATTATTGTCTTCTAGGTCACGACCAGCTTTTAAAAGCTCCAGCCGTTCATAGGTAGCAGAATAGCCTTCACCACCAGAAAGGGGGCGAGAAGGAAGTCTATCCCGAAGAGGATATGCCCCAGCGAACCTTGTAAATTCAATCAGTTTGCATTTATCCGCAAGCCGTTTGACCCCGAAATTAGGGTTAATTACAGAGAGTGCCTTCTCGAATAGGTTTAAATCGGGCATAGATTATTTCTTTTCGCAACTTCCCTTTGCATATGGGGCAACACCTTCTACTGGCTGATAGCCTTCCCAGCATCGCCCTTCCTTCGCCCCCATGTCCTCAGTAGCATTATCTTTTCTGCGAGGTAAATCAATGTTGAAGCCAAGTTTATCGATATACTGCAAGGCATCGTCATAATAATGAGCCACAATGTTTTTGTCTTGGGTTGGAGGAATCTTTGTGTTCACTTGGTAGGCTCTAGCAATAGCGTATTTAGATTCTTTCAGCAATTCCTCTTTCACCTTGTAGAATTCAGCCTTGGCCTCTCCATTTGTGGGGTGTTCTGGATGAGTGATCTCATGCGACAACTTCATAAGTCTGGCAAACATGGCTGTTGCTCTGCTTGTGTCTTCCAGCATTGATAAAGCTTGGTCAATAAGTTCTAGGATTTTCATATTAGTATAGGCTAATTAGATATTTGAACCTGTTCAGTTCTCCGACAATTCCATCCCGAAGGTTCAATAAATCGGTATCGGATTGTTTAATGCTTCTAGTAAATTCACCCATCATAAAGTCTATTGTTTGATTGGCTAAAGTCACACCAGCACCATCAACCAAGTTCATCAATGAAATATTAAAGTTTGTGGTTGCTTGCGCTCTTCCATACTTGCCAAAATAAGTTTCAAGAAGTTCATCAATAGACTCATCCAGCTTTTCGTAAATGTTGCCGAAAGTTTTATGATTCGCATAACTCTTTGTCTGCCAATGATAAATACGAAATTGATTCTGCACATATAGGAGCTTGGTAACAATAATATCTCCGTTGTTCTTGGGGGCGATTTCTGTAAGAACTTCGACTGGAGCCTTTTGAATCTCTAGGTCTGTTTGCATCTTATCCACTTTTTCGAGCATTTTATCGATATAATTCATAAATATCGCTATTTATATCAACTCCTACCGCCCCTTGAATAATCTGGGAAAGTGCGATTGATTCTAGCTCTCGGCCCAGACAAGCGATTGATAGCCGCCGTACATTCCATGACTGTGTTCTGTAATTCTTGTAAATTAGCTCTTGTAAGTTGCCGACCACCAATACTATATGAAGCACCAGTTTTCAAGATAGCTTCAATGGCGTTTAGTGTTTCGGTTCGAATGTTTGTTACTGTGGTTAGATCGAGTCCGAAATATACGCCTTGCACAGCCATGCTTTTGTGTAGCTGTCAACTTTCTCTTATATTTATTGCGCTTGTTAACACGCTTCCAGATAATTGCATTTTCATCCAGATCGCATGACCAGAGCATAAGCTGACGATAGAGCCAATAGCCCAATCCTGTGCTTAACATGAAAAAGCTGTATAAATGCCCTGTTTGATACAAAAGCCACGATAAAGCCAGTTTAAGGCTCATTTTTCGGCATCCTCATCGATCTTTTCGGATTGAGGGGTAGGCATACATCCCGAAAGCATAGCTCCGACTAGGTTCATGGCTTCAGCATCGAACAAGTGATTATCCCTTCGAATCCTTACCCATATCATCTTTGTTCTTCCAGAAAGGGGATTAAACTTTGCCTTCTTGATTTCTGCGTTCATATGGTTGTGCCAGTCTTCGGGGCAATCGTCTGGGATCTCCCACTTGCTCATCTTGCCATTTTTAAGCATCGAAAGTATATCCTTTACCGCTGGATTTGACCACCTAATCACAGGGCATTTTGATTTCACTAGACCCTCGCTCTGTGCTGACCTACCTGTACCCGAAAGAGGATCACCCCAGTTGATTGTTGAATAGGGGCGAATCGTCCGACCAGTGGATGTCATGTGAACGAATTGTTGACTATCTGACCCAAGCAAGCAAGTCCATCCCCATCTACAGGCTTGATAATAAACTTCCCTAGTATTGGCTCCGCTATCACAGAAAACCATTTTATCTTCAACCTTCCAATCTAACTGGGTGGATCGTAGGGCATCCCAAGATTCCAGTCTCCCGCACCATTCTAGCTTTGACTCTCCCTTGGCGTTCCAGCCTCGAACCACAACCCACATATGGAATCCTTTTGCCTCTTGAATGTCTGCCGTGATGATTCTCTTAGTTGCCTCCTCCCACTTCTGCCCCATACGATAACCCGACCCAGTAACCCTGACTTCCTCTTCTTGCTCTGTTTCTACCCAAGGCTGTGCCAGCACTGAATTAACGAAATTCTGCAATCCCATAACGCTTTTCTTGTCGTTTAAGAATTGCACTGCCAGCTTGCCAAAGGTCTCCCAAGGCGAATATATGCCTGATAGATGGTAGGATTTTACCTGTGGCTCTGGATTAAGGTTTGTTGGTTTCCATTTGCCTTGTCGAAGCATCTTTGTTTTGTGTCCGTCTGTGATCTTTCCCTTGCAAGCCGAACATTCATAGTAAGCACTTGCCTTAACCTTTTCATTGTCCCACTCACCATCTGCTCCTCTGGCTCCCTCATCCCATTTCACATTAGGCCAATTTAAAACCTGCTCTTCCTTGCAGAATGGGCAGGGGACATGATAATATCTTTGATCTCCTCGCTTAAACGCTTGCCATATATGCCCATAATCAGTCGTAGGGGTGGATGTCTGAACTGTTAAGGAAAGCGGATAGGTCTTGGTTCGCACCTCTGCCAAGGCTAGGGAGTTTGCCTCCTTGGATGTTGCTTCTGCCATCTTATCAGTTTCATCGCAAATCAGTAAGCCTACACTACGAGATGCGAGATTTGCTGGACTATTACTGCCAAAAAACCAAACCGACATCTTATCAAAGTGCTGTTCCATCAGCTTGTATTTGTCCAGATTTTTTGGTTTGTGCCTAGCCAAAGCATCGCAATCATCGACCATTGGCAACCAGCGATATTCGGAGAATGACCTAGCCAAGTTCTCATTAGGCATGACCCACATCGTGGGGATTGGTTTCATATCGAGCCTGTAGGCCATGCCAGCCAAGATGGAGGTAGTTTTAGCCGTCTGTGCTCCCCAGCATAGAATCAATACTCTTGTCTTTTCGTCTCGAAAGTTTTCCATTGGCTCCCGAACATAGGGTGTGAGAAGGGTGGAATATGGCCCCGCAGTGGAAGAGACTCTTTCTGAAAGATACAGATTGGCTTCTGCCCACTCAGTCACCGAAAGATCACGCCTTGGCAACCAGAATCCATGTGCCAGCACTTCAAGTTCTTCCCCTGTCATTTTAAAGTCTCCGAAACGCTTATTACATTTGTTCCTATTGGATAAAGAATCTTTTCGGCATTGGTTTGGCAAATAACAGTCATTACTTGCTTGAGGTCATCGAATGCCCAATTCATCAGCACATCATCCATTGGTTTGTCGGTAAAAATGATGTCTCTAGCTGGACGCATTTTCCATAGAAACTGAACACCAGTGCGAATCACTGAATATGACTCTGGAACTTGTGGAGCAACTCCGACCCACGCCCTTATTCTAAATCGTGAAAGCTTGTAGATGATTTCCAGCCCCGCCTGTTGGCTTGACCCACAGAACCAGACTGGATGCCCTTTCTCATTAAGGAATTTTTTGTTTTGCTTCTGCTTTGCTGTGTGAGGGGAAAAGAAAAACAGGTGAGGATAGATCATGTTCCGAAAGCAATCCTCGGCCATGAATGTTGCCGACCAAGCGTGTCGGCTGTTCGCATCCCCACAACAGACTATTGCAACCTCGTCTGTTTTCCTCTTTGTTTTAGCCCAAAGACCCATAAGTACGATCCACGCAGTCCTTGATGATTTCGGCTGTTCCTTCCACTTTGTTGTATTCGCCTATCTTTTTGATTTTTCCCAGAAAGTCTTTGAGATTCTTTTTCTCAATATAAAGAGGAATCATTTCAATATCACCAAGATCAGATTCGCCCTTTTCACCTATCTCTGGCTCTGGAGGAGTTGCCAGCATCATTTTTTCGATCTCCTCATTTGAGAAGCCTGTAAGCTGAAGATCGAGATTTGTCTGGTCTATTTCTTCAAGGAGATTTTTGAGTGCTTCGTTGTCGAATTCACCCGCAAGATTGTTGAGGGCGAGGTTTGCGACCTTTTCCTTTTCTTCTGGAAGATCGACTGCCCAGACATCGATTTCGTCCCGCCCCATAGCTTGATAAATCTTAAACCTCTGATGACCCCCGATGATCCTGTTTCCAGTCCGAACATTGATCGTGATGGGTTGGAGATCCCCCAAATCTGCAACGCTTTTCGTGAGACGACCCATCGCCTCTGAAGTAATTTTTCTAGGATTGTAACCAGCCCCTTGTATCTCACTTAACTTCAGCCTCAATAGCTTGGGGTACTGCGTCTTCATTTCTGCTCAAAGTGGGTTCATTTGCTTCAGTGTCAATATCTTTTGCATCTTCAGTAAATAAGCCACCCTTGGTTTTTTCGATGACTGATATGATCTGCTTTACACCATCTGCGATTGCTTCTTTCGCCAACTCTGGATCGCTTGGGTTTGCCCTTCTGCAAACGCTCGCTCCAAGTCCTTCCATAAGGTTTCGAATCGTCATCATGTATCTTGAGAAGATCGCCCTAGCCACATCAGCATCTATCTTTGAACCCATCGCAGTCTGTAAGGTTTCGACCTTAATCTCTGCCTCCATTCTGCTTTTGACTGCTTCCCTATGAGCCTTGACCAGATTAGGCAATCGACCTGACTCTCTGTTCACCTGCGCTTGATGAAGGATGGCATATGCAACTTTCTCTGTCTGTCTCGCTCTCGCCAAGCATCCATAAATGTCGTCACGCATCAGATCGCTAGGGTTAACTGGATTGCCTGTTTCTGGTGGGATTTCAATTCCTCCAGATATACTGCCTGTCTTGATTACCCTGCTCGACCTCTCCCTATTCGACTCCCTCCAAGCTGTAGCGTTTTCGATGGTATCAGTAGGCATTCCCATCTTCTTCAGCTTTGAAATATAAGGCTGGGAACAACCCCAAGCGTCTGCTATTTCTTGGTGGGTTGCCATTTAATTTTTATACGCTGATTTTATTTTAGAACAAGGATTATTTGTATTAACTTAAAGTTCAGTGAGTTATAGATCAGAGAATTTCGTCAGGGCTTCGCCAACC